GGGGCCCACTGCGGAGACCAAGCATGATCAAAGTTATTCGGCTCTTGTTTCTACGATTGTTTCGCCCACAGGCTTATCGGCTCCACCTGGAGCGGTTAGATAAGCTGCGTCGTCAACCGTGGTTACTCGTGCCCTATAGGTTTGATTCCATTGATTGGTATCTTCACAGTAAACCCCCCGAAAGATGAGGATCTCTAAGCAAGAGGTTCGCACCTCTCACTTTGTACTGAGGTTCAAATGTCGGTCGTCGAAAATATCGCATATCCTTTGCATTATCGTAGGACTTATGACAATGGCTCGCTCATCGGTGACAACTCTTATCGTCCGGCTATTACTACGCTACTTGATTCGATTTCTGGAAGTGTGCGCACTCCTAATTTCCATAACAGGAAAATTAAGAAGGCTCTACCTTTCAATGCGATTCAACAAGTGAAGTATTACTGTACGTTGGGAGTACGTCTTGGTAAGCATGTCGTGTCAGGTCCCGGATATAGCATCGAAGATGTGACTTTCGGCTTCTGGCGGGATGATCTTCAGTACGGTATACCCTGGGGTCATAGTGACCTAGCGTATAACCAAGCAGCCAGTAGACTTCGTGACCAATTTAACAACGTGATGACAAATATTCCCTTAGCTTTCGCTGAGAGGAAGAAAACTGTCGACATGGTTGCTAATGCGGCCGCGAAGCTCGTCCATGCTGTCGCTTCCCTTAAGAATCGACGGTTTAAGGACGCATTTTCGGCGTTAGGTATCGATTACAACAAGAAGCTTGCTTCAAGTTTTAATCAGACCGCAACGGAACTTATCGGTAAGTCTAAGAGTTCTTTTACTCCCAAAACTTTCGATATCTTCATGTCAACCCATTGGCTTGAACTCCAATATGGTTGGCTTCCGTTATTGTCTGACGTATATGGCGCTGCTGAATTCCTAGCTCAACAGATCATTGATCGCGAGCAAGTAGGAAGGCCATTTGTCGTCAGGAGCAAAGGCAAATCTGTAGACCAAGGAGTTGTAACCGCTTCGAATCCAGCGTTCCCTTATCCTAGGGAGAAAGCTGGTTCGATCACGGTTACCTCTCATTGCAAGCTACAGGTTAATGCCGTTCTAGATAGCCAGTCCAAGGCTGCTCTAGCGTCTACTGGCATCACGAACCCCGCTCTCCTCGCATGGGAATTGGTTCCGTATTCATTTGTTATCGACTGGTTTCTACCAGTCGGTAAGTATTTGGAACAGATCAACGCCTATGATGGTTTTATCATCTCTGATGTAAAACGTGTGAGGTTTACGCGGTCGTTCACCACTGTGCAGAGACAGTTTACTCCATATCGCTATGCATTTGATCACTTGACGACTGGGCAAGTTAGCGGATCGTGGCTGTTAGTGAATTATGATCGGGATTCTCCCGTCTTACCACCTGCAGTACCACCCTCCTTTAAATCGCCCATCTCGATTATTCATGCGACAAATGCAATAGCTTTACTTGGTGCTGTCTTTAGGTCTGTCGACCATCGTCGATAGTTCATCAACTTCCTCTTAGAGGTATTCAATGTCCCTAGCGACACTTGTCCTGGCCGATGGCCAGGCATCCCCGGTGGATCACTCATTCACCATGAAGTCGGAGTTTCCGATTGCAACCTGGAATGAACGTCTTGGGATCGCCATTGGCGAGCCCGTCGTTACTATCCAGGCGCTGCAACCCACTGCCAAACGGAGGTCGCAAAAAACGACTCTCCGTTTGACGGTGCCCATCTTGGAGACGATTAGCGGAGATGCCGGGGGTTATACCCCGGCGCCGCGCGTCGCCTACACGATGTGGGGAGAAACTTCCTTCGTCTGTCCAGATCGTTCCACGCTGTCTCAGCGCAAAGATCTGTACGCTTTCATGACCAATGCTCTCGCAAAGGCCATGTTCAAGGCGATGGTGACCGACCAAGCCCCTGCGGCCTAGTCAGCTGCTTTAACCTGAAACTTAGGACTATTTACCATGAGCTTAGCCCATGAAAACATCCCCGCGCGTGAGCGCTTCGAAGTCACTCGTGCTATTACATTCAGTGCGAACTTTCACTTTGTGAACCCCGATGGTACCGAGTACTGCACATTTATTGTGCCCCGTACCCGGTACGACGGTCCATTCTCAGAGTTGTTCAACTGGCTGCATACGCAATGGTTGACTTTCGAAGTGTACCCACGCTTTGAAAAGGATGGCCTCGTTTTCGGACAATATGACGCCGTTGGGGGTATCCCCCTCGCGGTTTCTATTGTCTGGGATGTCATGGCCCAAATCTACTCTAGTCTTTATGATGGAGATTCTGATATCGGGACTTGTCCCGTCATCACCTTCATCGTACCGAAATGGTAGGTTGAGCTATGTCACCAACGAGCACCCCTAAGGGGTACCGTAAGGCAGTCCGCGCGATGAATGAATCGTTGCTCCGTTATGGAGTATTCACACCCGAAAAGGGCGACGCTATTATGGCGGATTCATTCTTAGCGCTGTGTGAGGCAGCTAATACACCGATTTCACTCGGGTGCTGGCTCCGGTTTAAGCATAGGGAATATACTTCATTGGTGACAATGAATATAAACCCGCTTGACTACGATGACATCGAACTGTTTCGGGGCGACTATCTCTGCGTGAAATTCCTCTCAAAGTATCCTTACTTTGACACCGGAATCGACCGCGAGAAAGTCGCCTTTGACGGTTGGTTGGCATCGGAGGTTCGCTGTGCTGAGACAAATAGATGGTTTAGATCTTACTGGGCCGGGGAGATTCCTCCCCTCCGCGGCCCCGTTAGCGAGGTATTGCACCACGCTCAACGTAAAATTAGTGAGATCCTTGGCTATCTTCCTTCATCAGCTAAGCTAACGCACGGCAGGTTTGGTCCTGGTTCCGACTTGGATACAGTGGGATCTAAGATCTCATCGTATTACAAATACTCGGGGTCGGGTTCATGCACACCTGGTGTACTGTCGTTGTTTGACACCCTTGGGGTGGAAAATGACGACCGTCGTCTCGATGCACTCGAAGAGTGTACCTTGACTAACACCAGTAGACTGACGTTTGTTCCAAAAACAGCAAAGACAGATCGGGCTATATGCATTGAACCTCGCTGGAATATGTTTTTCCAGCTGGGGATCGGTGACTATATGTCCGATCGACTCGCGTTGTTTGGAGTTGATGTCCGCAACCAAGAGACTAATAAGGATTTAGCACGAAGCGCTTATGCGCTTGGTCTAAGCACTATTGATCTCTCTTCAGCCAGCGATAGTATATCTAAGAACTTAGTTCTTGATTTACTTCCCGATGACTGGAGTGACTATCTTTTCAGGCTCCGTTGTTCCTCGACTAATTATCGCGGCGCCACGTATAAACTTGAGAAGATTTCGTCTATGGGAAACGGTTTCACCTTCCCGCTTGAAACGCTGATATTCTATGGGTTGGCCTATGGTGTCGGTAAGACACTCGGGCTTGCTCCATGGTTTATCAACGCGTACGGTGATGATTTAATTATCCCGTCCGAAGGCACTGCCCTTCTTACAGAAGTGCTCGAGCTGCTTGGATTCTCGGTTAACACCGGGAAATCTTACAGCTCGGGGCCCTTCTATGAGAGTTGTGGTGCCGACTTCTTCCGCGGAGTGAATGTTCGTCCTATTTTTCTGAAAGAAAGGGTAAATAATGTTGAAAGAGCTTTTCGACTGGCTAACCAAATCACTGAGTTTGCTCGCCGCGCTTGTAATTATCGCGGTGCTCATGCTCGGTATATGGTTAGTTGGTCTGTCGTACTCCATCGGATACCAAAAAGCCTTTGGCTCTTTGGCCCCTACGGGTACGGCGACTCCTTCATCCATTCCCCTTTCGATCGTGCTCGACCCTACCTCCGTCCCGCAAGGGACGGTTGGGAAGGGTTCGAACTGATCGGGCTTGCTCCTACACCTAAGCGGTTTCCCGCTTTCGGAGAAGGCTTGCTCTTTCATAAACTCGCTGGTGCGTCTTTCGAAGGAAACTTCGTACATAGACGCGACAGTCCCAGTTTAAGGGCGAAGACGTTTGTTGTGCAAAGATACAACGACTTTCTACTGATTTAAAAATCAGTTTTCCCCACTTTGTGGGTGGAGGTCTCTGACCTTAAAGGATG